AAACATCTACTGGTACTTCTACATCTGGTAATAGATTTTTAAAAGGCCCAGAAGATTATTTGGCATCATTTTCATTAGCTGTAATTGATGCAAATGGTGATTATCATTATCTTGATAAAAAACATCCGTCTTTTATTCAAGCATATGATTATGATCCAACACAAACAAATTTAATGGGAAGACCAAAGTATTATGCAGAATTTGATGCTGGTAGTAATACAGAAAATGAAGATAATACATTTTTATTATCACCGACTCCAGATGTTGATTACACAATGGAATTAAATTATTTGTATAGACCTCCAAGTTTAACAGTAAATACAGCTGGTACTTATTTATCAGAAAATGCAAGAAATGCTCTTTTATATGGAACATTAGTTGAAGCATATATTTTTATGAAGGGAGAACCTACCTTACAGCAAGAATACGAAAAAAGGTTCGCAGAGGAAATATCAAGACAGAAAAACCTATTTGAAGGTAGAGATAGGCGTGATGAATATCGTTTTGATAGTTTAAGAATAGAGGTGACTTAATGTTTACAGAAGAAATTGGCATAAAAGCCGGAACGGTTAATGTAGTAACAACCGATAATAAGGGACTAGATAGTGATCATTGGGCTGATAGAGCAACCAATCACATTATCTCAGTTTCCCAAGATGCTCCGCCTGCAATACGAGACCAGGCAGAAGCATTTAAAGAAAATGTCCACAAGGTATTGAGATATTATATGCAACAAGCTATATTATCTGAGCGTACGACTATTTGTGGTACATTGTCCCAACAGGGACATGATGACCTCGCTGAAATTATAAGGAGAATGTAATATGGCTATAACTCAAGCAATGTGCACAAGTTTTAAGACTGAACTTTTACAAGGTGTACATAACTTTTATAATGGATCAGGAGGTGGATCAGCTGGAACAGGTGCAACATTTAAAATTGCATTGTATACTTCCTCAGCTACATTAGGTGCTGCTACCACTGCGTATGCAACAACTAATGAAACAACAGGCACAGCTTATAACGCTGGAGGAAATTCATTAACAAATGTGACACCAACCTCTTCAGGAACAACAGCTTTTACAGATTTTGCTGATACAACTTGGAGTACTTCTACTATTACAGCTAGAGGTGCTTTAATTTATAACTCAACACAATCTAACAAAGCAGTTGCAGTTCTTGATTTTGGTTCTGATAAATCATCAAGTTCTGGAGATTTCACTATCCAATTTCCTACTGCCGATTCAAGTAATGCTATTATCAGAATAGCTTAAAGGAACACATATGGCTTTGAAGTTTTTTGATAGAACAAAAGAAGATGCCAGCAGTACCGGAACAGGGACTTTTAGTTTATCTGGAACGGCCTCTACTGGAGGCTTTAGAACATTTCAATCCGTGCACACAAGCGGTGATGAAGTTTTTTATGCTGCTGTAGATTCTTCTAATAGTACTTTTGAAGTAGGTAAAGGCACTTTAACCTCTGGTTCGCCTTGGACTTTATCAAGAGATACTGTTCTTTCTTCATCAAACTCAAACAATAAAGTTAATTTTGCAGCTGCACCGAATCTTTTTTCAACTTATCCTGCTGGCCATGCAGCTTTTTCTGATACAAGTCTTGCAAGTAATGTTGTTCAAACTGATGATGTTTTTACAGAAACATTGACAGCTAACAAAGCTCTTAGTGGGCAATTTAAAGGAACATTACAATTTAATAAGGCATTTTTTACTTCTACCGATTATACAATTGCATCAGGTCATACATTAACTGTAACAGATAGTGCTGATTTATATGCTGTTGATATATCTAACAGCACAGTTATGGATAGAACAGCAGATTTTGTATCTGATACTACTATTTCTGCTGATACTTTATTTTCACCAGGTATAAATGCTTATGCTACAATTACTATAAGTAATGGAGTAAAAGCTACTGTTTCTCCTGTTGGAACAACTTTTGTAAACAGTGGTTCAGGTATTTCTACAGGTGGTGCAGTACAATGGAAACTTCCAGCATCCGATGGCACTGATGGACAAGAAATTGTAACAGACGGAAAAGGTGGTCTTAAAGTTAAAGGTGCTGTATCTGCTGGTGGAGTAACAACATTAACCCCTCAAGGTGAAACACTTATTTATGATGGAGATTTTAATAATTATACAGGAACACAACGCTATGTCGAAGCTATTGTTCCAACAACAACAGCATCTAGCACATCAAATATTGAATCATTTAGAGTTGAAATGGATTTCATAGGAGTAACTTCAGGTAATGCAAGTAATGGCACTGATTTTGGTATTTCCTGTCAACCAATGTCAGGAGCAGGCTCACCTATAGCTTTAGGTTCATCAAATTGGGATTGGAGTAGTAAATTTATGTACAATAGTTCAACTAGCTGGAGTTACAGAACAATTAGTACATCAGGAAATGCTAATGGAGGAAATTGGTCTGTAAGTGGAGGTACTTATTATGGTAATGATATTGGTTTATTTATAACTGGTGGTAATAATAATAATTATGGTGTAGGTGGTGTTGATCACATATATGAAACAAATGCATTTATAACAAATGATCCAAAAACACAATGGGGTCAAAGTTTTACAGGAGACATAAGAATACAAAATCAAATATATGCTCCTAGAATATATTATAATTTTCAAACTATGAGTGCAAATACTGGTGGCACTGTAAATTATTCAAGACAAATTATGGGAATGGGATGGTATTCACAGAGTAATCAAAGTAACAATTATCCAATTACTGGAGCTCATGCTAGAGGTTATAGAATTTGGTTTAATCCTGTAGATTATAATTATGCAAGTACTGCTGTATTTGCTGAAGGAAGAATAAAAATTTATGCTAATATAAAACAATCTCAAAAAGAAATTACATTAGGGCAGACAGCTAGTTAGAAATTGCAAAGCAATTAAATATATAGTAAAAAGGTAATATTATGGCATCGTTAATAAAAACAAATAAAATAAGTACACCAGGTGGAGAAGAGTTTACTCTTCCAACTACATATCCTGGTTCGCAGTCATCTTTAACTTCTACAAGTGGTGGGGTTTTAGGTTATGGCTCATTAGGATTTAGTTCTGATGTTATGTCATCAGATAACAAAGTAATTAATACTAATGCTGGTACTTTTTTTGAATCAAATGTTCAAAGTGGTTCTTTAGTAGATAAAGCAAGAATAAAAAATGACAGCACAGCTACTGCTGTTACATTAGATATTGTTCCGTCACTTAGAACAGGTCAAGTTGCGGCAAATGCACAGCTTGTTACACTTCATTTTTGTGGTGTTTGTTTTGCTGATCAAAGTTTTTATCCAACTATTCAATTATTGGATTCAGGCAATAATAATGTAATAAGTAACAGTAGTGCAAATCAAGCAATGAGATATTATCATAATTCTGGCGGTAGTTTTACTAATCAAAGTAAAGACCCGAATGTGGCTTATATGCCTTTACTTTATAATGAAAGTATTAGGCCTTGTGGAGGTTCAGCATCTTCAGAATTATTTAATCAAACTTCTCTAAGAAATGGCACTGCTATGATGAATGGTTATGTTAAAATGATGATAATAAGTAGTGATGCAAA